GGCACTCCCATTGCGGGGTTCTTTGTTAAGGCAGGTAGATCGCGCCAGCGTACTCGGCACGGTCGGAGGTCGAAGCGAACGCCAACCAAGCATCAACGAAGTAGCACTTGCTGAGCTTGTCGAAGTAGGCATCGGTTTCGAGCTGGATGTTAGCACCGGCCAACAGAGCTTTCGGAGACATTGCCAGCGCAACCAACTTGGTGAAGTCGCCGTTGTAGTCAGCGCCCATCAGGTCGGATACGGAGCCATCGGTTGCACCGTTCTCTACCCAGTTAGGCAGGTTGTTGGTGCTAACGACAGGAACGCCGAATGCTTTGAAGATGTGGCCTTGGATGTTAGTGCCATCCGAAGTCACGTAGTTGCCGTTGATAACTTGCTCGGCGTCCAACAGAGTGTAGAACACGTCTGGGCGAACGAAGATAACAACGTCATCGTCAGTCGGCAGAACGTCTTTGTTCTCCATCTTGGTGAACAGGCCACCGAACGCATCGTACAGTTTGGCTGCGTCTTGCGCATCGCCAGCAGCCGCCAGAGTCTGGATCGAGCCGCCAGTGAAGTTCGGCATTGGGGTGCCGTAAGGGGATACCGACAGACCGGCAGTCTTCGCGCCCATGATCAGGAACGACTGGTCTTTCAGCTTGGCAATTTTCTTGCCGTGTTCCAGAGCGATCTGCTTACGTGCATCGAACGCAGTCTGGAAGGTGTCCAGTTCTGGCAGTGCGGCACGGGCGATGATCGAGCGGTCGATGGTGACGGAGTTCTTGCTGAATGCAGACTTCACGCCATCAGGGATTTCGCCCGGAACGATTTGTTGCAGAGTCGATTCACCAACAGCGAAGTTGGTTACGGTCGAGGTGCCCTTAACAGAGCGAACAGGCAGCCAGCCGTCAGTGACGGAGCGGCGCTGGATTGTGCCCTCGACGATGCCAGTGAACTCTTCAATAGCGAGAGCCAGTGGATCGGAGCCAAGGTTCTTGGCATTGGGGCGTGTAACGGTATAAGCGTCCAATGGCATGAGCCGGACTCCTGTATGAGTTGATATTCTGAAAGTCAGAAACGGGAAATTTCCCTGTCCAGATAGTAGGCCAATAGCCTCATATCCAAACAGGGAAGTTTTCACATCACACTACGCGGCGGCGCAATGCTTGATACGCAGCGGACTGCTGGTAGTTCGGGTCACGCTTAGCAAGTTGCTCTGCCTGACGGCTGAACTCGGCACGCGAGATTGGTTCTTGCGAAGTCTCAGAGGCTGGCCGTGCTGCGGCTTCCTCCTTAACTGCTGCAACCTTCGGTGCGTATTCAGTACCACTGGCTTCACGGTGCAGGCCGATCAGGTAGGCCGTCACAGCCTTGGCCCCGAGGGGAGTGGCGAGCAGGCCATTAAGCTCAGCTCGTTCTTCCTCGGTGGCGTTTGTGCGGGTCCACTCGACAATCTCGCCCCACTGTTCAGGGGCCACGCCGTGCTTCTCCAGCGTACCGGATACAGCATCGGTCACAGCCTTCTCGCCTGCGGCTACTTTGGCTGCGCCGTTCTCGGCAGCTTCCTTGGCAAGCGCGACGTACTGTTGCCAGCCCGGTTGGTTCTTACTTGCAAGGTGTGCTTCCAGTAGACCGAAGTCGCCACCCGCTGCTGCTTGGATGGCGGGGTGGTCTGCGTCGAGGCCGTTCTTGCCGAAGAACGAGAGAGCCAAGTCCAGCTTAGCATCGCCCGTCTCAGCGTAGACAATCTCGTCAGCGCCCGCTGTATCAGGCTTAGGTGCCTCCTTACCAGCCGGAGCCGGTGCAGGCTTTGGGGCCTCGGTAGGGATTTGGGTCTGCGGTACAGGCGCGCTGATTACAACTGGTGCGCCTGTCTCTACGGTTGCTGCTGCTTCGGTTGTCATTGCTGAGGTGCCTCGGATGGCTTAACTTGAGTTTGTGCATCGACGTTGTTCTGCGCCGCCTGCATTGTCAGGGCCTGCTGTTGCGCCTGCTCCTGTGCTGCCTGAATCTCGGCAGGGGACTTGACATACCGTCCTTTGTCCACGCCGTTACCAGCAGCCATGTCGGTAACAATGTTGCCTTCGTTCAGCGTCTGGCGAGTCTGCGGCTGGATGCCGTCGAGCTGTGCCACGTCGCCAAGGAATGTCCGCATGCGTTCGAGGTCGCCGTTGCGGCTCAGTGCGTCCAGCCCGGTAATCACGGTAGGCTTGATCAGCGTACCCTTGATTGTAACCTTCGCCTTCTTCAACAGCCACGAGGCCAGTGGCCCCTGCATCGACAACGACAAGCGAGAGTAAGTCCCGCCCAACGAGCTTTCCAGTTCCAGCACTTGCATCTTCACTTCTTCTGCGGTGACACGCTCAGCTTGCCGGGTTACGGCAGACGAGAGCAGGAAGCCAGCGCCGAGTCGGCGTGTGTATTCCTGTCCGATAGCCAGAACTGTTTGCAGTTGCTGGCCGACGTTAGCGAAGACAAGGGACAGATCACCGTTAACGCCGGGGATCACAGCACCGTTGGCACTGTTGGTCATGTCTTCTGGACGAGTCATACCGCTGGGGCTTGCCAGCCACTTGAACGTACTCGCCAGAATCGACCCGTCAGCCAAGGCTTCTGAGTTGCTGTCGTGTACGGCCAGATCGTTGGCGTATTCTTCTGCACGGCCCACACCGTAGTTCTGACGCAGCGGCAAGCGCCAAGTCAGCGGGCGGTAAGGTACGTTGGCAACGGTGTATTTACCTTTGAAGTCTTCGCCAAGGTCAACATCTTCGACCCAGAAGGACTCGCGGTACATACCGTTGCACAGCTTCACCATCTTGAACGTGTCAAGCACGGCAGATGGATCAGCTACATTTCGTTGTCGCATGTACGCCTGCTGTGCTGCCTTGTCCAGATCGTCGAAGCGCACGCACTCCTTGATGATCAGGCAAGTCCATACACCCTTGGCGTTGCGGCGCACCACGTAGTCTCGCACCGAGGTGAACACCAGCGTATCGCCAGACATATCCATCAGGACGTTGCCCAACGTAACGAGGTGCATCATACCCTCGAACAAGTTCTCGCGGCAACCCTCACGCTCCAGCTCGGACATAGCCGACCGTTCGCCGGAAGCGAGGGCGTCTGTTACGTCGCCTTCCTCTACCTGCAATTTGTCAGCCAGTTGCTTCAACGCCACCTCATTCATGCCCAGTCGGAAGAAAGGGCGGGATGGGGCGAACATTGCGTTCATCAACTTGTTCGTCAAGTGAGTGACGCACTGACTGCCGAGAGACGAGAAGCCATTAGTTAGCTGGTCGTTCTCAGCCTTGTAGTTCTTGTCCGGCATACAGGATGGCACGGTAAGCTGTGCAATCCGCTCGAAGCGGGAGAGCATTGAGCTACGTTCACCATCCATGTTTGCGAACTCGGCCTTAGCCGAACGGTCTAGCATATCCATGGTTCACCTCAGATGCGAATGGCAGGGCCACCGCTACCCGAGGACACGGATGAAGTGGAGTATTTCTTGCGGCGGGTACTGGCGTTGTTGCCTTGGGTTGCAAGGTCAACGTCGGCTGTCTGGTCATCGACAGGGTTCAGTTCTGCCGCAGCCTTAGCTGCTTGGTTCTTCTCCAAGTCTGCCTTGAGCGACAGGATGTTACTGTCCGCAGCGTCACGCGCTTCCTTGCTAGCCTGTTCGGCTTGCTGGTTAGCGATTGCCATCTGCGTCTTGGCGAGGTTGTCCATACCGGCAGCTTGACCACCGCCCAGCAGGCCGGATAAGCCACCGCTGGAGCCGTACACACTGGAGTCGCCAACAAGGCCACCCGACAATGCGCCTACCGCTTTACTGCCCCAGCCGTCAGAGCCGGACGCGCCAACGGTAACGACCTTGAGGCCGACCTTAGCGATTTTCTTTAGTGACTTACTCATTAGGAATTTCCTTGACGAGTTCAATTGTTGATAGCCGTGCTCCCGTCTGTTGGAAAAGACGGGCCAGACCCTGTTGTCGAGGATTAGCCCTAGTTCCGAGAGAAAGCATCTTGCAGCCTGAACGCTTGCCGACCAGCTCAAGAGCTGCGACGACTTCCTTCATGGTTGCTGGCCTGTCGGTAATGGGTGCAATGAATTCCTCACACACCACATCAACGTCAGTGAACCACGGCCTGCTAACGGAGAATGCTACCAGCGTGCCCTTGACCAGCAGAAGGGTGAACTCGTCAATGACGACATCCACTAATTCCTTCGCCGGTCTGACGTGCTGCCAGCCTTGCTCTTGCAAGCCGAGGTATAACCATGACAAAGCCGACAGTACCTTGTGGGCAACAATCGTTCTTCGTTCCAGATAGTAGGCCAATTCATCAGAGGCTACGTCGTACTCAAGAACCTCAACAACGTCAACGAGAGGTGACATGCTCGGCCTCCAGATGGTTAAGCACTCGACACATACCAAGGAAGTAGTTAGCTTGCACTTGGCTTGTGGATGCTGTACATACCGGAGACTCTAACTTGCTCTTGAATCTCTTGAAGCTCTCTGGTGTCATAGTGAAGTGATCAACACGTACTTCTCGATCCACATAATGTACTTGTGGATTGCTCTCCATGTAGATGATCTGTTCCTTTAGTCTTGCTATCTCTTGCTCCTTACTGGATAGCTGGAGCTGTAGTAGATCATAGTCTTCTTGATCTACCATACTCTGTGTACTAACAGGTGGTGTGGACTGGTGTCCGAATACAGATTGAAATAATCGTTTTAGCATGGGATGTTCCTCTGACCAGATAGTAGGCCAATTAGCCGCAGAAGAAATACTGCGACTTCTTGACCTGTTCCAAATCTAGTTCGCCTTTCTCCGGCAGTGGTTTCTGTATCCCGTTAGCCGCTGCAAACTCTGCAAGCGGATCATTCTCGGTGTACATTTCCACAAATGTCTCACGGATTAAGGCGTGAAGTCGCTCCACGTCGCCAGCCAAACAGCCATAATCATCATGGATAAAAGCCAAGTGGCCCAGTCCAGCGTCTTCCGCAGCGTTAATGAGTCTGTGCATATGCGCAGCGTCACAGCTATGCACAAAGTTAGGTGCGATGCCGTTACGGTGGCCTCGCTTGTCAGCCTCATCGCCCATCGAACCAATCTTGAGTCGGATACGAATCTTGCCCATGAGGCGGGTATTGATTTGAAACGAGTCAACTTTGTTGTATCTCTGACGGACCATGAAACCACTAGGGCTACGCCATACAGGAGTAGCACCGCTAAGAACGAGTTCATCCGACGCATCCTGTAGCCAGACCATTGCGATTGGGGCCTTTACAACTACGTCTGCAATTGCTTGCCAGACTTTGTAGCTCAGCCAGTTACTTGCTTTGTTGTATTCTTCCCGTGCAAACTCCGGGGCCATGCCCATCTTGAGGTATTCCCGCAAGATGAACTCCGCACAACTGAACCGAGTTGATCCGTAAGGCAGTGTCATTACACTACGCTTAACCAGACCACGGGCCAGAACGTGCAACTTCCAACGCTGTGCTATGCCCGCTTCGTCGTCCTCAGACTCAGCAACCAGCTCAGCAGTCCGCACAGCCACGAGGCCGTATATGTCCTGCTTCTTATCTGACCCGACGAGGTTAGTCGCCCGACCACCAGCTTCATCACGGAGCATGGCTGAATAATGCTGCAACCCATTACAAGAGCCGTCTTGCCCAAGTGCAAGTTTAGTGAGGAAATTTGCCGGGTCACGACGCCAGTCTGCGTACTCATAGCACCACGCCAGAAACTGGAAAGGACAGTCAGCTTCAGTCCATTGCCGATTTGAAACAGGGTCCGCTGCGATTGCCAAGAATAAGTCATGGTTGTCATCCGCCCACTGAATGCGTTCTTTGATAGGCGCTTTGTCGAAGCCGAACCGGCCAGAGCCAGCCAACTTGAACCAGTGCGCCGCCTCGATTGTTTCGATCTTGCCGCCCTTGCCAGCCATCAGCAGGGCCTTTTGCAAGTCGCTCCCCTGCGGCGAGACTCCACGGGTCATAGCGTAGAACCGTCCACGGTAGTCGCACTGATAGACGAAGTGTATCGGTAGATCACGGAAGCGCTCGGCTACCCGGATGGCCTCATAGTACCGGCCCCACTGGACACCACGGATACGCACCTCGGTGTGCCAGTCGCGCACCTCAGCCTTCCAAAGCGTGAAGTGGTTCAACTGCTCAGGGGTCATGCTATCGCGCCCCATATCCTCTGTCAGCCACTCTGGGCGATCCGGCTTCGGATACTCGGCTTGGGACAAAACCTCGCCCACATCGAAGTGTTTCGCCACCAGCAAAACGGCGTCGAGCACACGGGTGTTGATGGCCCACTGGTCAGCCTGCAAGCGATTCAGGGCACGCAGGACCATCGGAGGTACGTCTGCATCATCCTGAATGAACGGCCTGCCACGGACGCAGCAGGGGCTTTGGCGGCGCATGGCCTCCGAGTGGTAGCCCCCGTGATTTGGGTCGGTCCAGTCCAGCGGCTTCTCGACGCACGGCAGGGTCATCGGGGTCGCCCCGGCGATGAAGTCCGTGACCTGCTCAACCATCCCCAGCACCTCGGCAGACAGCTCGAAGATCAGCGTAGGCTTGCGGTTGATCACCACCTGATTGATGTTAAGCAGGCCGATGTCGCGGGCCAGATACAGCAGCGAGCCGCCGACGCTGGCGCAGTCAGTCGTTGTCCAGTACGGCAGGGCGATACCATTCTGCTCGGCCTGACGCTTGAACACGGTCAGCCGGTGCCGCTCACTGGCCGTCATCCGGCGCTCGAAGTCGTTGACCAGCGTGTAGTAGAGCTGCGGGTTGATGTCCTCGAAAGCTGACAGCAGATGCTCGCCGTACACCAACCGGCCCAAGTTGGCCGACGCATTCGCCAGCCGTGGGTCATCAGTGCCCACCGTGCCCAGCAGTGTACGCACGGTGATGAAACTCAACACCATCGGATCGAAGTCACGCAGCATGCCCTTCGCACCAGCCTGCACGCCGCGCTTGACTTCGGCAAGATACGCTTGAATCAGATCACCCAGCGGCGATACGAACCGGCGATAGACAGCTTGGGCATACGGGTTGTTGTAGCCGTGACCTCCGTCCTCGTTCTTGTTCATGTGGTGCATCGCACGGTCACGCCCACCGCTGACCATTTCCGCTTCTAATTCAAGTTGGTTCATGCTTACTCCGATGGTTCTAGTTTGTCGTCACGTATCCGCTGGAAGCGTGGCTCTCGCAGTTGGCCGTCTGGCGTTAACCCCAGTGCATGTACCTCTACGATCTTGCCCACGATATGGTAGGCAGGGTCTGTAAAGTATGCAAGTCTTTCTTTGTCAGTGAGCTTTCCGCCACCAACCGGCACAGTCTGTCCTTTAAACGTGACGAGCAGAGCGCCCACCATTCCGGCGAACTTGCCAAGACCTTCAACAAATCCCACGCATCGAAGGTCAACGCTAATGTGGTCCTTGACTTTGATAGTCTGGCCTTTCGCACCGTTACCCGCAGTCCAATCGCCGCCCTTACGCTTGGCAATGAATCCATCAGTACCGAAAACAGAGGACCGTCGCATATCTTCAATATGGCTATTCGTCTGGCCGAGGGCCTCGTCGGAGTAGGTAAACCCGGCCACTTGTTGGATCGGGAAGTTAATGTCGTCGCCCCGAGCAGCACCGGTGCTCGCCCACAAATTTTCTCTGCGAAGTTCAAAGCTGTCATTACTAACCCCGATCTGGAACTCGTCCAGTGAAACCATATCGAAGACTTTGTACCGCAACTTGGCGGACTCTTCGCTGGCATACTGTCTGCGGAATGCCCCGCTGATTTCAGGGAACTCCATGAACATCGACCACACCTCACCGAAGTACACAGCCGGTTTCAACTTGCGGCTGGCTTCGATGATGTGCGGACAACTGATACACTCGTTACCCTCACGGGAATACAAGTGGCTGGACTCGGGAGTTACAACTAGGATGCCATGCACCCCGTCGTACTTAATCTCCCACAGCCAGTCCTCATTGCATACCGAAGCAATACGCTTCTTAGCCTCGGCACACAAGTTGCGGAACTCAACTGGTTTGTGGACTAGCGTCTTGCGTTTCGGTAGTTCAAACATACTCGTACCCCGCATCACGGGCATCTGCAACCAACTCTGCAAACTGCTCGTCGGTGATGGCCTTTCCGTCGTGCGCGCCGCAGATGTTCATCAGCACAGCACTAACAGCCACTTGGTTCTGGATGTCGATGGCACATTGCAGGCTATCGGACAGGCCACGGAAAACTGGAATGGTAAGGTCGAGACTCATGATTGATACCCTGTGTATTTACGCCATTGAATTTTTACACCGTTGACTAGGAAGCCCCAAGTCCCACGGTATTTACCTGTGATGAACAATGTCCATGCACCGCCTTCTCTCAACGAGTCGATGGTATGGAACTCACCGAAGTTAATCTTGGCGGTGTCGCCAGCCACTCGTTCATACTCTTCTTCTTGACAGCCGCAGTCGCAAGTACCACACCCTACCTTGCGACGTTCCCAGTACCCACCTTTTAGGATAATGGTTCGTGCATTCCACGGATGGTCGTGCAAATCGCGGGCCTTGTCCGGCAGACAGATGTGGTGGATGCGGATGCTGATCGGGAACCGATTCTCCTTGCCGCTGGTAGCTGGCGGATATGGATTGAACAACCAGTACCGTTCCATGTACACACCTTCCGGGTGCATGATGTGAGTGTAGGGCGTCTTCATCGCCCGCTTAATCAGCCAGTCAGCTACCCGTGGGCGGCTTACAATCCAAGCAATGAGACGCCACATGATCACTTACCTTTGGATAGTTCGCTCAGGAACAGAGCGTTGGTGCAGATGTGATCCCAGTGGGACAGGCCGGACTCTGGATCGATCAGCTCGCCTGACTCGATGGCATTCAGGTGGCGGTACAGTGCATCGCGATACCGCGACTGGCCGTTCTCCACTTGCTTCCAGCTATCAGCCGAATACTTCTTAGCGCCGAAGTCCAGCACGCTAACCACGCCCAGCAATGCTTTCGCACAGCCCTTCATCAGCAGTACCCACGACGGCTTGCCACCATCGAACTTGAGTCCTGCTCCCTTCTCGTTAACCAAATCTCGTGTGTCTCGCATGTTCATGCAGTCCCGTGTGTTGGCACCTGTCGCTAGACAGACGCAGGCTTTATTCATTACACAACCCATGTAACCTCCAGAGGGTACTTCGCCAAGTGTAACCTGTAGAGGCTACACTTGACTCGGTGGTTAGATACCAGTCAGCAGCATGCGGCGTGCTTCCGGCGAGTTCATCAGCTTACGACCTCGCAGCCAGCCGCCACAACCATTGCAGTGATAGCGAGTGTATACACCCACATCTGTCTTGTAGTCGCCACGCTTGTGCAGGTCTTCGGAACCGCAGCGGTTGCACACTGGTTTGTCCGGGTTGATGTACAGGCCGTAGTTAGGGTGGCCCTTCATCCATGGCAGCATGATCAGGTACAACTCTTCCATCGACGTAACGTCTTGGATGTTGTACTTCTTCATGCAGCGCCATGCCTTGGCGTTACCCTTCAAGCATTCCTTCCACAGCTCGAAGCCGGGGAACTCGTTGTGCTTTATCTTCTTCACAGAGCAGAGCTTGTCGGTCATGTACTCCAGCTTGTTGCTGGTGAACCCGAAGCTGGACTTGGCCTGCTCCAGTGTATCGACAATCTTGTACGGGCTTGGTGGCGGGAAGCCGTTAAGGATGAACCGGGCGTTGATCTTCTTAGCATCGAACCGACGCCCGTTCTGTGCAACAATAACGTCAGCTTCGTCGAGGAACTTCCAGAGTTCGCTCAGCATCTGCGTGTCGTCTTCGTTGTCCCAGCTCTTGCGCTTGTCGGTGTAATGAATCTTCGTGTCGCCCAACCACTTGAAACAGTACGACAGGATATACCAGTCGCGCTCGATCATGTTGAGGCCGACGTTGTTCATCCAGAGTCCCCACACTGCTCCGAGGATCGGTGCAGTCTCGATGTCTAGCAGGCCGATCTTCATCTGGGGTTTCTGTGTAGCTGTCATGTAAGCTCCTTGGTCGCTCGGGCTTTCTTAGCCTTTGCATTACGGGCGAGGCGCTTCTCGTCAGCAGTTTTGTGGGTTGGATGTAACGTGTTGGTTGGCCCGTTGCGGTGGTGTGCCAGATAACTCACGACGTTCTGCATGAACATGGTGAACTTCCGATCATCGTTTAAACCAAAGCGTGCCCTGTTGTTTTCCAGCTTCCCTAGCATTGCATTACAGCCGCTGCAAAGGACGCCCCGTATCCAGCCATTTGTATGGCAGTGATCCAGAGCTGGTGCGTTAGGGGCAGTGTGGCACAAGGCACACACTCCCTTCTGTAGTCCAAGTAAGCTGGCCCGCACTGGTGCCACCTGACTGTATGTTAACTTCTGCATAGTAATGCAAGCTCCTGCTTAGCCGCAGCAAGGCGCTGCTCCAACCTGTTGAATGCAGGCCGCATGAACTTCTCTACTACCGGGCCGAGCCAGTCAAGGCAATCGTCCAAGGCCGCAGTCGAGCCACGACGCATCCACAACAAACACATTTGCTCAGCCAATCTGTCTTGCCATTCATCCGCATAGAAAGTTCGGTAGAGTGCGCCCACCAATGTAAACGCCTCAGTGCTGTTGTTAACTCTGTCGATGTACCGTTGAGCCGTAACTTCCCCGAGCTGCTTCCGCTTTCCTTGCAGTACGCAGAACGGAAGGCCGGGGATGTGGTCAGCCTGATCGCCTCGCAGAAGCTGATACCAGAAGAAGGCGTCTCCGTGCATGTGTCCGTCTGTTCCATCTATCCTCCATGTACCCTTGGGTACGTGTGTGACTGCCCATGTAGTCCAGTCGAGGTGGATACCCGGCGACATGCGCCAGTCCTTGTCAGCTATGGTGAGCACCGACAGGTCGGGTCCAAGCACCATAGCGTGGTAGGTCGCGCCATCGTCAGCTTCTCGGTCAGCCCACGTCTTAACTTTAACCAAGCCGTCGCATCCCGACTGCATCCAATCCCGAAGGAAAGCCCAGTTGAGGGGCTTCTCAGTGCCCGGCTTGCGATTGCCCTGATAAGGTTTGACTGTTGCAACCGCAAAGCGTTGGCCCTTGTCCGACGCATTGTCGGTGAGGTGTATGCAGATTTTCTCACAGCCTGTCATTTCCTTTTGCCGCAGGATTCGTTCCCGTGCAAACTGGCGGGAGGTGCCGACCGGCGTCTCCTTCTCACGGTTGCCGCCGCAGAAGTAGGCGAGGTAGTCACCATCCACAAGCAGGGTCCGACCCGGAACAATCTCCGGGATCAGGCCCATACCAGTAGGCATTGGCGAACCGGCAGCAGCCTGTGCTATCAGCTCGTCAATGCTAGCCATTACAACAGGCCGTCGAGTGGGTCAGCAGAGGCAGCGGCGGATGCTTCGGACTGTGCGTCAGCAACCAGATCGTTGACTGCACCAGCTTCTGCTTCACCAGCGATTGGCGACTCGGCCAAGTCCAGCGCCACGTTACCAACGATGGCTTCGATGGGCGAACCCTTGAAGTTCTTGGCACCACGGATCAGGTTTTGGAATTGGTTCTTCGACTTGGCCGGATACTCGACACCAGTCTTCTCGTCTTTGCGAGCAGGGTACTCGCCGTCGATGAAGATGCTGTCCCACATTTCCTTGCTAGCGTAGTCCCAGAGGAAGCACTTGTTCGGACTGATCTGCTCAGGCTTTGGAACCGGAACCGAAGTCTGGTTCTCAGGATCAAGAGGGTCGCCCTTAACGACAACAGGCGGCATGAAATTATAACCCACCTTGCCCTTGAGGGTGGCGAACACCTTGCCTGCCTTCGACTTCTCATGTACCACGTTAACAAGATAATGACGACCAAGCAACTGAGCACCATGTGTAGCAGTGCCATCAGTGTTGAGTTGATTGAAAATCTTGAAGTAGTTTGCCTTCTCATTGGATGACAACTTCTCTGTGATAGAGATACGCTTGGCGATCTTCTTGCCGTCAACTTCCTCGGCCTTGTTCTTACCGCCGTTGAGTTCAAACACCAGCGTCACATCGTTGCTGTCGTAGCTCGGCTTGCCGGGGATGTCGTGCTGCTGCACGCCGACTTCGATGTACGCCACCAGAGTTGCAACGCTCAGCCCTTCGGCTGGTGGAACGTAGTCACCGCCGCCGCCAGCAGTAGCCACACCTTGGTTGGTCTGCTCGGCTGCTTTAGCGATGGCTGCTTGGATTGCTGCTTGTACTGGATCAATACTCATACGAAGTAGTCTCTGATAATCATTGGTTTGAGTCGTGCTGCCAGTTCTTTGATGCCGGGAATCTCTTCCTCAACAATCATCGACGGACCCCACGTTGTTTCACTTGGTACATGCACTGGCTGAGGCCAGCCGAAGTAGAACTCCATGAACCCAGACGCACACTCCATGCAAGCATGAAGCAACGCCGCCGCCTTCAACTTCACATCCTTATGGAAGTCACCGTAGCAGGCGTCATGCACCTGACTGATGAGCAGGGCCAGCCCGCCGAAGTTCTTCTGCTTATAGAACGCACGCACTGCCAGCCACATTGCAGCCTTGGCATACTCAGCGCCTGTGCCCTGCACCACGTAGTTCTTAATCTCCGGTGGGGAGAATGAACTGAACTCGCCGGTGCGCTTCACCACATACTCTGGTGCGCAGTTCTCGAAGTAGCTATACAGCTTGTTGTCTGGTGTCCGTGCATACCCAGTGCGCAGTTCAACCTGCTTAGCTGGGAAGTTCGGGTGAGGTACAACCTTGCGGATACGACGGCGACTGTTCTTAATCGTCTCGCCCAGCTTGGCATAGTAGATTGGGATGTCAGGGTAGCGCGCCTCGTCTGCCTCACGCAGCGCCTTGACTTCCTCCATAGGTAGGCCAGTGGCCGCACTGATCGCAGCGTCACCAGCACCATACGCAGACTGGAAGCTGAACTCCTTGGCACCCTTACGCTTGGCTGTCCAGTCCGGGTCTTTCAAGCGCTTGACCTGATCGACAACGAACTCGTACTCAACGTGTGCCACCATGCTAGCACGAAGGCAGTGCATGTCGAGGCCCGCTTTCAAGTCAGCGATCAGTTGCTTGTCGTTGGTCAGCACAGCTTGGATGTAAATCTCCAGCGCCGTGAAGTCCGACTGACACACCACGCCATCAGGGCCGAAGCGGCTGATGAACACTGACTTAACTTTCGACTTGCCCTTACCACTCAGGTTCTGTAGGTTCGGGTTACTGGAACTGAACCGGCCAGTCACTGTGCTGGTGTGGTTGATGCTGCCGTGGATCAGGCCGTCCTTCTGCACCAGTGTAAGCATGCCCTTCTTCTCGCCGGTCTTAGGATCGGTCGTGATGAAGTAGGTGCCCAAGTCCTTGACCAACGCAGCGTTGCGGCTGAGGTCTTTGAGGAACGGGATGTCGCGATTACCGAGTAGCTCGATCACCTCACCTGATACAGAGTACACACCCGGCGTGCTAGTTTCCCAATCATCTAGGGGCTTGGTCACTTGTGGGAATGTGTAGTACCGGTCTGCTTTGCGTGTCTTCTGACCGCGAGCTATGTCTGGCCGAGTGACGTTCTTCGTCTTGGCTTGGCCTTGGTTCTTGCCACTCTTGTAATACACGATGTCACTGTCGAGCATGTCCGGCGTAGTGCTGCCGTCTGCTTTGACATACTCAACCGCACTGGTCTGGTAGTACACCGGCTGCATCGCGTCATCGAAGATGGGTTCATCCACCTCGTACTTGATGTTGCCACCAAAGATCAGCGCCGACTGATGGAAGCGACTGGTCCAACTGAACTTGAATGGCAGGTCAGCAGGGATGTACCCTTCCAGTCTACCGCGCAGTTCCTCAATCTCCTTGGCAAGTTCCTCTGCAAGTTGCAGCCCTAGCTCAAGGTCGATCTTCATCCCGTTGCGTTCAGCTTCGATGGTGTAGACTAGGCTACCCATGTTCAGCATCAGGCTCTTGGTCTGGCCCGCCTCACGCGCCCGCTTCAACTGACCGACGAAAGTTTTCTCAGTGTTATCCAAGTCGCCGGGTAGGTACTTGAGCATCAGGTCGTCGGGGATGTCCGGCGTGTTGATGCCAGCTTCCCACATGGCCTTGACTTCATCGACCTTGAGCACGCCGCCGTAGCGTGGCGCTGTCTCGTCGAGGCTAAGCATCTGACTCTCAGGCAGCATGCCGTCGAGCAGGTACTCTGCCAACTGGCAGTCCCATATCTGTCCACCACCTACGATCCATTCCATCCACGCATTGAGGTTAACCTCGTCGCGGGCAATGGCGTGCAGGATGTCGAACTTGATGTTGAAGCCCACCATGATCTTGGGCTTGTGTCGCTCCAGCATCTTTGCCAACCAACCAGTGGTCAGCTCCGGCGCTGTGATCCGGTCGCAGTTACACACACCACCCATGGCCTTGTCACCTGTCCACACTACCCAGTTGTCAGGGTCGAATGGGTTGGCCTTCTTCTTGAAGCTGGTTGTGATGGTTGTCTCCACGTCCATGGTCAGGACGGTGGTTGTCATACTGCCTCCGGGTGCCGCTGGTACTGGTCAAGGTAGTCTTGACAGTGCTTGATGTACAGGTCGTGCGAGTCGCGGGGCTTGAGTCCGAACTCCTTCGCCAGCCGTGGGCGCAGTGCCCCGCCGCTGGACTTCATGCCGTGCTTCTCCAACCGGAGCTGGCCCTTGAGGGTAGCCATGCGGAAGTAGTCGATCCCACTGCCTGTGAATACCTGTGTCATATCACTCCCTCCAGTGCATCCTCGACAGCCTGTGCGTTAGCCGCTGTGTCCGCAGGATTGTGCGTTGATGGCGGTGCATAGTTGATAGGGTAGAACCTGCCAACCACATGGTCGAACATCACCTCGGCTGTCGGGCTACGCTTCTGCCCTTCAACACTCAGCTTGTTCTTGGTGCAACCGATGAACCTGATCTGTTCGTAGGCTGGTTCGTTCTTCTTGCCGAGCGTGACGATGAAGTCACACGCGCCCTGCTTACCAGTCTTGCTGTCCTTGAGCATGGCCTGTGTCGGGTACGCCAGCCCCTCACCATCAGCACTGATCTGGCTGGTGGCAATGCCGATGAACTTGTGGACAGTGGCAGCATCACGCGCCCACTGATACATGGCCTCCAACACTTGGTCAGTACGGCTGCCGTTGTTAGCCAGCTCGCCATCGAACCTGATGTTGTCGATCATGTCGAACACTACCACCGCAGGGTTGGCTTGTTTAATAACCTCCAGTACCTGCCAAGACTTCCATCCATGGATGTCGATAACCCTGATGCGTAGCATGTCCCCACCAATGCTGCTCGCATAGCTGGACCACAACTCTCCCGACTTCTGCAACTTAACCAACTGGCTAGCTGGTAACGCGAGTGCCGATTGAATGACACGTTCTTGTATGCGCTCGCCCGGACCTTCGTTATTGAACCAGAGGATGGGGCGGTTCGGGTTCTCAAACTGAGCCGGTATCTGTTGCGCCATCCAAGTAATGTTGTCAGCGATGAAGCTGGTCTTACCTGCATCCGGGCGGGCGGCGACCACACCAAAGTCACCAACACGTAGCGGACGCATGCAGAGGTTGAGTGCATCTGTCCTCCATGTCAGGCCGGTGTTGTTCACTGCATCCTTGAACAAGTTGTCGCCAATCTCCACGTATGGAATGCGAACCTTGCGTTCAACGTCTGCCTCGAACCCATCGACTAGACCGCGCAGCACTTGCGCAATGTTAACTTCATCACCGCGAGTCCAACGATCAGCGATGTCAGATACAAGCACAGCCATGTTGGCTTCGAGTAACTTGCTGACTACGCTGGCCTTGATCGCGTCGTTCACTGGGGCCGCAGCCTGTCGCAGCATGCTGTGATACACAGCCATCTGCTCTGGCTTGACGGTGCGGTGATGCACAGTGAACCAAGTGAGGAAGTCCTTCTCCAGTGGGATCACATCTACATCGGGGAACTCTTCAAAGAACTTGCCGAAGTCTGACAGCACAACCATTGTAAGCTGGTCGAATGCCCTGTCGTTAACTGTCCGCACCAAGCGAGCATACTCCTTACGCTCCTTGAGAATGGACAGCAGGTTTATATCAAGTGACATACATAGTCGCCTCCTGTATGTGCTGTGCTATCTCAGCACGGGAGTAACGCTTGGGGTCTTTCGGTGTAACCAAGTTGTAGAACTTCACGCCTGCCAGAGACAGAGTGCGAGTTACCTGCGCAGCTCCATCCCATCCACCCTTGTCATCATCCAACCACACGATGACTGGTCGTCCGTCCTTCATGATCGCAGCCAGCACCGGAGGGTGCAGCACCACGCCTAGCAGGGACCATGCCTCAGTGGCTTGTCCCACGCGGTATGCCGAGAGTATGTCCTCGGTCAATACGATCACCTTCCCTTCTCCATAGCGCGGTGTGACCGAGCCGCGAGGCACCTTCGGGTTGAGGTACTTGGGGCCTTCGATCTTCTCCACCTTCCTTGCTTGCCAGTAGACCAGCTTGCCATCGGCGTCGAGGACGGGCAGCACCACACGCTTTGAGGGTGAGTGGTGGTATGCACCGAATGCCTTTATGTCTTCGATGGTCAGGCCAGCAGAGTACAGCCATACACGGGCGGCGAGGGGCCACCCTTCAACGTGGAAGTCAGCCGGTTGTGGTGGTCGCGGGTCGAACTGCATGTCGCGCTCAGCTCTTTCCTGCGCCTCTCGGAAGGCCAGCCTATCCTTGAGAGACATCGGCGGCTTGCCTTTGAATCCCCTGTCATCACAGCGGAAGCAGTAGCCAGACCAACCAGTCACCTTGTGTTCAATGATCAGTGTGTCACCGGGACCACAGTCATGTGGGCACCGGCTTCGTTCGCCCAGTGTGAGCGCCTCCGCTTGTGGTAGCCATGACTCCAGTCTCAGCATGTTAGCTCGCTCCGAACAACCCGAACATAGCTACGATGTCATAGCCAAACTTGCTGGCTACAACGAGGAACAACCAGAGCGGCACCTTAACCTGTCGCTCGATGAAGTCAACCAGCATGTCTAGCATGTCAGTGTCTCAACGCATACTCGATCTTCTTGCGCCGCAGCAGTGCAGTCTCAGTCAGACCGCGCAGTGCCATGATGCAATGGTTCATCGGGTGGGACTTAGGAATGACGACACGCAACTGGTATGGCCTGCCCTTATCGTTCAGGCTGGTGCAGATGTGGTCGTCCATGTGGATGTACCAAGCTGTTGCATCCTGCACTGTGAACCAGCACAGGCCAGCAGTCTCATGTCTTGTCATGTACAGTGCTCCAGAAAACGAGCAGATCGCGCACACCTGTCTCCACCGCCCGCCCTCTATGCAAGGTAGTCCGTCCTGTGAACAACAGGGCATGGCCTTTAGGCAGAGCTGGTATCCAGTTGTACTTGGTCGGTGCCGTTCGCAGATCAGTACCTCCACCCGTAAAACATTCGGGCGCAAGGGACACGACTGCTGTAATGTCAGAGTCTTGGTCATGATGCCAGTTACCTGCATCACGTCCGTCCGGTTTGTACCGTGCAAACTGTGCTGAGTTCAGGAACGTAGGTGCTGTTCCAAACAACAACCGGCAGTAGATACCGAACACGGTATCGAACAGCGCAGTCAGTGAGGCAAACAACTCAGGACAAACGTCGCGAAGATACAGCTCAGGTATCTGGTATGCCTCGTCCTCATTCTCGTTCGGCTCATAGCCAACTGTGTCTGCCATGATGTTAGCCTCGGCTATCAACTGGTCACAGTAATCGGGATGTAGGAAGGGCAGACCGTAGACTCCGGGCCGTAGTGTGTATTGCTCCAGAAATTTCAGCGCTGATAATTGAGTCAAGTCCATGCACTCTAACAGCGGCTCGATGTTCTGGTCGTGGTCGTCGAGGACTTGGGCGATGGACCTCAATGCAGGCAGATGCTGCAACAACTCCGGGTGAAGTTGTTGCAGCGTCGGGACTGCTACGCCCGGTGACGGGCAGTGCATCGCTTACAGTTGCACGCCGTTCAGCAGGTCGTCAACTTCGGAGCCAGCGTCAACTTGCACGGACGACGGATCGTTGTGGAGCTGGCCGGTTTCAGCTTCGTCACCAACTGGATTGGTTGGAGCTGGTTGGCTTACGTCGGTGATGCTGCCTTCTGGTGCAACAGCAGCGGACAGGGTGGACACGGCCACGCTGTAGACGTTGGCGTCGATGCCGGTGCCGACCAGAACTTTCACGCTGTCCTTGTCGTTGATCAGGCCACGAGCAATGACCTTGCCGGTCAGGGTGCGCTTGGTATCAGCACGGCCCAGATCAAAGGTCACGGTGTAGCCTTCGTTCACGTCGGCCAGAGCTGCATCAGCAGCGGCTTCGGCTTGCAGAGCAGCCAGCACTGCGGTATCTTTCTTGATGCGTTCTTCCAACTGGCTGATCTTCTCAGCGGTAGTCAGCACACGGCGTTTTGCAACAGCAACAGCGGCGGTGGTGGCTTCGGTTTGTGCAGTGGTAACTTCGGTCATTGTCTTATCTCTCGTAAGATGGATACAGCAGGGCATCGGAAGTGTGCCCGGTTAACCCACTGTTTCCAATGGGCTAACAGGAAAGTTTCCTCGGACCAGATAGTAGGCCAATAGCTAGGGCAGTTGCCCGCCCGGTGCTACCACCCAGATTGTGACGAATGGAATTAAGTTGATGCACCACCGCTTGTTGTAAGCCGAGTGATGCACGCCAACCCAGCAGCTACCGATCCGGCAGAGCAGGCCAACACGCCAACGATTAGTCCGCATATTCACCGCTGCCAAGGTAGGCCGGTTCGTAACCCGGCGTTGGATAGAACAGCTCGGTCACTTGGTACACAGTGGTATGCTGCACCACACCCAAGCTGTTGTCTTCCACGATCACCAGCTTGCCGTCGTCCTGTTCTTCGGGGAACAAGATGTCCAGCCCCTTGCTACGGTTGAGCAGGGCCAGCACATGGCCGGAGATACCGACGCGGGTATCGTATGCCTTGCGTTGTTGCGGGTTCAGCAGGATCAGGCTGTTCATATCATTACTCCAGACTTGAGGATGCACTCGTTGAATACAGCGGCGGCCTCTGCCTTGGTCATGCCAAAGCTTTCAGCCAGTGTGATGGTGGTCTTGGCACAAGCGTCGATCTTCTCGCGCTGGCCGTACTGGTAGTCGTACATGCTGGTGTAGACGACGGCCTGCTTGTGTGCTGGCGGCGTAGCTACGGCAACGGACTGGGCCACACCCATAACCAGCAGCGCAGCAACTGCAACACACAAGAAAGCTTTCATGATTACACCTTGTCGATGACGACCTTGGCTTGATATGTTTCGAGGATGGCTACCACATGGTATGGTGTGCCGGGTTCGTCCTTCGCCCACTTCTCGGCCAGCTCGGTGGCTTCCTTGTGAGTGCGCAGCTTCGTGCTGATGTCACCTTCCGGCCCAACCACCAGCCACTCAGTGATCTTGGTCTTGGTGCCGGTTGGCACAGTAACTGGTGCCTCTTTGGCTGGACGAGCCATCATGTTACGGACCTCACACAGTGCAGCCTTGCCCAGCGGAGTGATGTTCCACTGTGCGTACTGGCCTGTGTCCTTGAAGGTGGTGACGAAGCCCACAGCCCGCAGTTGCAGGCCGATGAAGGCAGTGTGTGGGCAGGTCCAGTGCGGGCCAAACTGTTTCATGCACTCAGACAACCGATCAGTACGGCGGTTAGGCTCGGCGTATTGGTTGATCTTCTGTAACAGTTGGAGCTGGTCGTTGCTCAGATCAATAGTCATTGTCGTATTCATCCTGCATTGCCAGCCCAACGGCCAGCATGTTGTCGTTGCGGAGCGCAGCATCGCACCCCGTCTCGTGTGAAAACCCCATACCGTGCAGTATGTCCTCAGAAGAAGGCGGGCCATCCATTTGGTCTAAACTGCTGCTGTATAAGAGCGCGTCCGTCAGGGATACGTCCTCCAGCATTCGCCATGACACGTCGTTCCAGCTCATTGAAGTCTAACTCCAGTCGTTCTTTAATCGGGACCGCCATACCCAGCCGGTTGCTGTCTTGTGCTTTCCAGTTGTTCAGTCCTTCCACGTACCGCACTCGCTGCACTGGGAGGTTGGCGAACAGTTGCTGTACTCCCCACTTCTGTGCAGCCTTTGCAAGCAGACCAATCAGCCGCATGTCAGGCTCTTGCTTAGGCCGCATCAGTGGCTTGGCAATATCCCAAGCACGGAATTCCAGCTCGCCAACCATGAAGCCGTCGATAGCCCAGCGCTTGCGAGGGTCTTGTCTGGCTACCTCGTCCAGCAGCATGATATCGAATACTTTACCAGCCAAACGTGGCTTGATGACCTGAACGCCTTCTGGCAATTGCTTGTCTCGCCCTTTGCCACGCATGCCTACACACATTGGACAGTTGCAACCAGACATGGGCGCAGGCTGCGGCCAAGCCCCACCCATAGGAGCCTGAGCCATAGGCATTGGACCAGCCGAGGAACGTCTGCCCAACACTCTGTTCTCGGCTGCTATCTTTGCATCCCGGATAGCCTGACGCTGTGCCGGAGTAGGCTCGAACATATCGAACTGGTCACGCAAGCTAGGCTTGTACTCACCACGCTGTGCAGTGGACTCAGCCTTCTCGCGGTCAACGTATAGACCAGCGAACGGATCGCTGATAACTACGGTGCCGTCCTCGCATTGCAGCCAGTTGCCGTCGTGCAAGTCCTCGTTGGCAAAGCCTTCGAGTGCTTCAAACACAGCGTTGCGCGCTGCCTCAGCATACGGCTTGTACTTCTCGCTGTAGTTCTCCATGTCCTTGAGACGTGGCAGCACTGCAACGAAGCATGTATCCGTGATGCGCTCGGCCAGCCACACCGGGATAATACCCGGCATTGGATTGGCCTTCGCCCACTTGGCGTACATCGGGTAGCCGTCGTTGGCGTCGATGCACACCTTTACCACAAATTCGGTGTCTGCTGGTCCGGCAATGACAAAGCCGTAGAACCCAGCACCCAGCACAGAAAAGCCAGCGGCCTTGAGTGCTGTCTTGCAGTCATGCCGGTTCTGTTCCCGGCCCTCGTTCGCGGCCTGCCACTTGAGCACGACCTCCACTATGCGATCAGCATAGAGTCCAGCGTTGATGACTTGCATTGCGTTAGGCATGATGTGTCCTCCAACGGACCTCAGTTAGACCTCGGATGCACCCCAACACGGAGGTGCAGCCATTGTCATCTAAGGGTTTGACAGGTACAGGCAACCGACCAGTACCACCACAAAGGCGATGCTAAGCCACTCAACGAGCAACATAGTACACACCGTGGAACTTCGACCAAGCGTCCGAACGGATTGCCTGAGTCTCGGAAGTCTCCTTGAACTCGCCCAGATACAGGCACAGCGAAGTGCTGCCGCCGACGTAGGAAGGGTAGCCGCCCTTGGCAGACGACAGCCATGCGTTGTACTGGTTGTCCAACAGCAGGATGGATTCTTGGTTGTTGATGCGGGCAAGGTTGCGCACCTTTTCCAGTTCGTTGATGCTGACGTTGTACGAGCGTTCTTGCTTGCCCTTGTATGAGCCAGTGCCAATGGCGAAGTGCTCAATACCAGCGGCACGGATTGCACGGACATCATCGACCTCAGTAGCGAGGTTGAGTGCGAAGATCACGCGAGGTTCTTTACCGTTGATTCTCATGGTTGTGGCTCCAGTATTTGCATCATTAGCTTGAGTTTGGTCACGCAAGGACGTTGTTCCTTAGCGCGAAAGTTTGCCAACGGCACATGGACAACCCAGTAGTCGTCAGCGATGGTAAGCCGTGGTGGCTTACGCGGAAATGCGATCACGTTCGAGACAGACTTCATCAATCATGTCCTCGGTGTGGCCGAACCGTACTTGGTAGAACGACTCGCCGCCCATAGTGTGGACGCCAGTAACCTCACCGACCTTGCCGATGTTGTAGTGTTCAGGTTGCATGGTGCCATGAATTGTAACGCGCTTGGCGACAACGAGGTCGCCTACTTGATGCTTAGCCATGTTGGCG